ATGCAGCGCAAAAAAGTCCCCGCCGGGCACCACCGCTTCGGGCTGGCCCGGCTTGTTCTGGTCCTGGCACTGCTGTTTCTCGTCGTGGCGCTCACCGCCGGGCTGGCGGGCTGCCTGTTCCAGCCCGTACTGGCCGCCCGGGGCACGCTGCTGTTTCTGCCGGGGGCGTAAATTATTTTGTGAAAATCAAAATTTCCCCTTTACTTCAGGACAATGACGTGATAAAACCCAGCCAGACCAGCGAGAGGGCATATCACGAGAGGGCGGGGCCGCAGCTGTTCGAATCCACCCTTGCAGTGCTTTATAGAAGTTCAGATAAAACAGAAACTCCAGCGTCATCACAACGCTGGAGTTCTTGGTGGGCGCGGGTGGACTACGCAAGCCGCGCTGCTAAAAACAGCCCACCGGGCTGTTTTTGCGCTGTCTTCCGCGACAGCGCCGCAGCTGTTCGAATCCACCCGCATGAAAACCCAAACCTTCTGCAAACAGAAGACCGCCAGCGTATCTCTACGCTGGCGGTCTTTTTATGGGCGCGGGTGGATTCGAACAAGCTCAACTATCACAATTCACTGGATGCGCTTTGAAATTGTGATGGATTCATGCGCATTTTTTGAATTTTACCAAAAATCAAATATCGGCTATCACAACCATTTAGGAACAAAAACGGGTTACAAAGTGGGTTATTTTGCACGCGGAGAATACTCTGCCAGCGCATCTGAAACGGCCATTGCTGCCGTGTCAGCCCTGCCGTCAACGGCGTGACTGTACCAGCCGTAAGTATCCATACTTTTGCTATGCCCTACCATGCGGCGCAGTTCTGCCGGGGACACAGCATCCTCGATGATGCTCACAAAGGTGTGCCGCAGCTCATACAGGCTGACCGGCGGGTCAATGCCGTTGCTGCGCTGGTAGAACTGCCAGTAGTTATAGAGGCTGTGCTCATTCTCCAACAGGAAGATTGGATCATCTCCCCGAAGAGGCCGCTCCTCTTCAAAGGCCCGCTGCTGCAGCTGAGCGTGGAGTTCCGCAGCCGCCAGCGGATGCAGGACCACCGTGCGGATAGCGTTTTCGTTCTTACCGTGTGTTTCCTCATCAAAGGTATTGATGGCCCGGGCAAGATGCAGCCGGTTGCCCTCCACGTCGCCCACGCGCAGCCCCAGCAGCTCCCCGGGGCGTAGGCCGGTCAGGACCGCAAAGCGGTATGCATGGATATTGGCATCCTGTTCAACCTTGCCACGGACGATGCGTGTATCTACAGAAAGCAGAACCCGCAGCGCGTCCGGCTGAAGGATCTTTCGGCCCTTTGGACGTGCTCCCCTGGGTACCGTGAGCCCCTCGTCCTCTGGCCGCAGGGCGGTGTATTTGTGCTGCCTTGCCCATTTCACAAAGCTGACTTCAACCGCCCGGATTCCCTGCAATGTTTTCCTCGAAAGGTTTCCCCTGCTCTTTCGGATGGCCTGCGGATTCATGCTGCCTTCCTTGTATGCCCGATTCAGCACATCCTGCAGCATTCCCGTATTCAGGTCACCGATCCGGCGGTCGCCCACCACTGGCAGGATGTAGTTCTGTCCGAACTTCTCCACCTGCTGGGCATAGCTTGTACCGGCGGTGGCCCGCACCGAGATCAGATACTCGTTCCAGACCTCCGAGCAGCGCTTGGTTGTGCTGCAGATGCCCTCATCCAGCCAGGCATCTGCTTTAGCATTTGCCTCCCGCTGGCCGGTACGGCCCGGCTTTGCGCTGGTGAACGTCTTGCGCACCCCGTCCTTCTGCACCTTGATCTGCCAACGGTTCTGGTTCGGCAGCCACTGGGCGGTGTTGGTTCTCATTCCCATAAAAAATACCTCCTTTGGGGTACACTTTGACAAGCCCGCCCAAAAGAGGTATAATCGCAGTGTCGAGTGTGCGATGCCCTCTTCTGGGTGGGCCGCTTATCTTAACTCCTCCGGTGTTGGTAGCACCGGGGGAGTTTTTTCTTTATACAAAGGCAAAGGCCAACCACATTTCTGCGGTTGGCCTTTGCAAATACTAATTGCGCTCACGCGCTGCCGCCGAAGCGGCAAAGTTAAGCTATAATATAATAGCATATTCTGTGCAGGATGTCAACCGATATTTTCAGAATTTCCGAATATTTTTTTTACAACACCTTTGGAAATGTAAAGTTCCAAGAGAGCTTTTTCAATCTGCTCCATGTCGCGTTCCGAAACTTTCACACCGCAAAGTACAGAATGCGGCGTTACAGGCTCCTTGATGCGCAGCTTACTGACGGTTGCGATCTGACTGATATTGGCAACACTGCCGTGTTTGAGCTTTTCCATCCTTCTGATGCTGGCCTCGGAGTTTTCCAGTTTGTTCTTCGCCATGGCGTAGCGTTTCATAGATTCTGTCATCCGATCCATCTCGGACATGGATTTCAGCGCAGGATCAGTTGCAACAGAATCCATGAGTTTCCTTGCTTCATCTACCTGATTCTGCGCCTTTTCATCCAGTGCCGCAAAGATTCCATCTTCTAATATGATTTTATTCCGGCTCGCCTTGTGGCGTTCCTTCAGGGAACCAAGCGGAATAACTGTGACTGTATCCCCATTTACGCTGTTCGCCTTATCCAGCACAACAGCATAGTGCAACCCGCCAAGTTCAGAGCCGACCCGGAATCCAAAGTCCACGTTCACGATTTGCCGCCGGGCCAAACGAGGAAGAGATGCAGGGTTAAACTCATTTTCCCGCCGGATCATTCCAGTATATGTTTTGATCCAGTAGGACATGATCTGGGCTCTTTTCTGGTCTATTTCATTGGATGAATAGAGCCAACTGTTAAGCAGTTCATCCAACTCTCCCAGAGCGTCTGCTATGTGGCGCTTCAGCTCATCTGTTGTCATTCTTTTGGACATTCCTTCTTCCTCCTACTTCAGATATCCCGGCAAAGCCCGACGGCCTTGCCTTCAATATGCACATCGTTCATCTCTTCCCGGCCTTTTTACCACTCTGCGGCGACAACCTCAAAGCTGTCATAATCTACAAAAGAATAAATCACAAATGGTGCGGAACCGCCGTTCCCCTTTACATTATTGGCGTATGTATATGTGCCGCCAATAACCTGACCGTTTTTCTTCAGGATCACAGAGACACGGACATTGGTACAATCAACAGAGCTGTTGTTGACAACATCGCCGGAAATTTTCGATTCGTCCAGACGGGCCACATTCTTGAACTGGAAATCGGATGCCTTTGCAGTTGCATCGAAATGATCATTGTATCCACCCATGGGGTTCCCGACGGCAAGTTCTACCGCAGAAGGAACATCGCCGACGTACATTACCCCTCCACTGAACCGGATCGTATCATTTCCGGCAATTCTTCCGGTATAGCCGTTGGAAACATCCAGAACATGGCCTTCAGCATCTCTTGAAGTGACGGTGATCTGACACGCTCCGGCAGTCTTTGAGTTTCTATTGGAAAGCTCTGCACTGTAATAGACATAGGTGTAGCCGTCCATCTTCTTCTCCCAAGAAGCACCCAGGAGCTTAATAGATACCACTCCGGCAGATACGGCAGGTGCTTCTGGTGCGGGTGGAACCGTTCCGGTAGAACCGCCGCCGTCACAACCGGCCAGAAGCAAGCCACACAGGACAACTGCAAGAATCATCGAAAGAAATCTCTTTTTCATGGTACAACCTCCACTTTCAATCTGTCTTTTTACCCCACCCAGTGTGTCCAGCCCACGGCGCGGCCCTCGATCTGTACGTCTTCCAGCTGGGGCTGAGCGAATTATCCTTGAGCGCTCTGCTTTGCCTTCTGCGCCTCTTCTCTCAACTTAATGGATTCACGGTACTGTTCTGCCGGAGCAAGTTCCACAAACTCCACAGAACGGTCATAGTTTTCCTTGACAACCTTTTTGATTTCGTCCAGGGAAACACGGAAGAACTCTCGCCGCTGGTTTACAAAGTTGAGCTTGCGGTCCGCAAAGGCATTGTGCAGTGCAGCTTCCAACCGAGGAGCATCATCCGAAAAAATCATAGCATGTACATCAAAGTCAAACGGAACCGAGGCATCGCCCAGCTCATCCACACGATCCTGAGGATCAAGACGGCGTGTCATACCGATTTTGTAAACGTTCTCGCCAAATGCTCCAATATTCGAGATCACATAAACATAACCGGCACGCTGATTAGCCTCACGATAATCAACATCCTTGAACTCCTTGTCAATCTTATCCAGCTGGGCCACCAGCTCTGCTTTCTTTTCTTCGATTGCTGCGCGGTCGGCCTCAGAAGCAGAAGCCAATTGCGCATTGATACGCTCCAGCGCGTTCTGATAATGCTGCTGCTCTTTTTCCAATTTTTTGCGTTCTTCTTCGATTTCCTTGGCAAGCTTTGCCTCTTCACGCATTCTTGCTCGAGCTTCCTTCTGCTCTTCCTTCTCCTGCTGCTTTTTCTGAGCATATTCAAAAGCAAGATGAAGTTCCTCGATTTTTAAGCGGTAATACTTAGGCTGGATGCTGACTTCCATAATGGTTCCAAGCTTGGAAATCGCTTCCCGAGAGGTAGTAATGCGCTTTTCGCTGGCTTCAATATTATTGTACTTGACGTGTTCAATTACGTCATCGCATTCGGAATTGAACGCACGAAGGAGAAGCTTCTGCATATCAGCGACCATCTTCTTGCCTTTGGACGCATTTCCATTGACTGTCCAGTTCATATTACCGCTGACAGCCGTTTTCGCCTTAATCATATCTTTCTGTTTGGCACGAATTTCCAACAGGTGCGCTTTATACTCGTCCGCATTCATAAAAGAGTACCGAGGAGTATAAAGGCCAAAGCTCTGCATCAGGACTTCTTCATTCGTCTCAATGAGCTGGTCTTTTGCCTGTTGAAGTTCTTCCAAGGCATCTTTCAACTCGCTGTTGCGGCTTTCAAGGTTTTCTTGGACACGAGCGAGTTCTTCACGTGAAGCTTTGATTTCTCGATTGATGTCGTCCAGTGTGCGGCTTTCTGACGGCATAGCTTCCCGAAGGCTCTGCATTTCAGCATTCAGTCGTGCAATTTCTTCTTTTTCTTTCTTGCCAAACAGTGACATCTTAACTTCCTCCCATTTTAGATATCTCGGCAGAGCCCCACGGCCTTGCCTTCAATGACAACGGTGTTCATATCCTCCCGGCTGAGGATGATGCTGCTGAAAGCCGGATTCTCCGGCCGCAGTTCAATGAAGTTCTCGTGCAGATAGACATGCTTCAGGGTGGCCTCTTCCCCGATCCGCACAGCAGCGATCTCGCCGTTCTCCACCTCTGGCTGGCTGCGAATCGCCACCAGATCACCATCGTGGATGCGGGGTTCCATGCTGTCGCCCTTGCAGGTTAGTGTAAAGGTGGAGTGCCAGCGAGAAGGCACGCACACCATTTGCTCGATGTTCTCTTCTGCTGTGATGGGCGTACCGCAGGCGATCCGCCCTACAAGCGGCACCACATCCATGGCTGGCATCGGCTCAAAACCCGGCGGGATGGTGGGTTCTTTGGATGCGGCCGGGGCGGGCTGCTCCTCCCAGCCCATCAAGTAGGCGGGAGACACTCTCAGCCGTTTTGCAATTGCATCTACTTTATCTGTCGGTATGTTTGTTACAATGTTATTCTCATACTTATATACAGCTTGCTTTGATACACCAATGTAGTCAGCAAGCTCCTGCTGAGTTACATCTTGCTCCAATCTGGCTTGCCGGATGCGATCGCCTACAGTCATTGTGAGCACCTCCTTCAATGAGTATAGTATATCAAATAAACCGTTGGTTTACAATATTTTTAATCAAATTCGCAAAAATAACTTGACAGGTTACAAATATGATGATATTATACTCGTGACCTCACAAGTTACACTGAGGTTGTTTGGAGGTGAAAAAAGTGGTAAATGTCAATTTACTCAAGTCCTACATGGTAAAGGCGGGATATACGCAAAAAATGTTAGCTCAGGAGCTTGGTATTTCGGAACAGACCTTAACTCGCAAGCTCAAAAAGCGCGTTTTTGGCACCGATGAAGCCTCGAAGATTGTAGAGCTTTTGAGCATCGACAATCCGCAGGCCGTATTTTTTGGCCACTAAGTAACTTAACAAGTTACATTCCAAAGGAAGTCAACCCACATGAACGACATCACCCTATCCAACAAGGAGGTGAAGAAGATGAAGGAAACCAAAAAGCCCGGCGAGCCGCTGGAGACGGCAGGCCGGGCGCAGGAAATTCAGCTTTCACAGCTGGACGACCGTATTCTCTGCCAAATAGATGAAACGGTTATCCAGAACGTGAAAGCCTACTCGTTCGCTCAATCCAGCAACGGGAAAGCGTTGCTGAATTTGAGCATTGAGGTCAATGCGGAAGTTGTGTCAACCACGATACAAGTGCAGAGGCAACCGCACTTGTAACCCATGAATGCCGTTCCATCGTTTCCGAAAACTTGGACAGCAGCCCCCGCTGTGGAGGAATTTGCTCATTCACAATCATTTCAACAAGGTCGATCAGCTTCTGGACTTGCTCCTTATCTGGCGCATTTTCAGCCTCTGCCCGATCACGCAGTTCACGAAAGCTCGTCTGATAGTTGATGGTTGCTGTGTTGGCTGTTCCAATTACAGAGCCATACGCTGTGCCGATATTGTAAATAGTGCTCTGGTGTTGTTCCGTTTCTTTCCGTTTTTTCTCGACCTCGGTCATATAGAACGCTTTTATTTGCTCCTGTTCCTTTTGGAAGTACGATGCCTGTGTTTCTGTGATATAAAGCCGTTCCTTTGCCGGATTGATAACAACATCATCTATTTTGATATCGGTCCCCGGGCGAAACCCAATATACCGGCGATTCGTTGCTTTTTCCCGATTTGGCAGACCCGGAACAGTCGCAACGATCTCACCGTTTCGCTCAATTTGCATATTCAAACCTTGCATCTCTAAAAAGCTCTCAAAAATCATTTTATCACCCCCTTTCCTGCTCGATTATACCGCAGAAGGGATGCAACCACAACAAGGAGGTGAATCACCATGAAGAAGCCTTATCTCAAAATCAGTCGTCTGGCAGAAGACCAGGATCTCAACCAGGGCGCACTTGCGGCCCTGATTGGGGTAAGCTCCAACACGATGACCGCACGGCTCAAGGGGACACAACCTTGGAGGAGTGACGAGATCGTTATCATCTGCAGAGCACTGCACATTCCGCAAGAAAAAATCGGGGAGTATTTCTTCCCGGCAATCGCAAAGGAGGAAAAGACCGCATGAAACCTTACACCCTTGCATCCGAGCGGGCCGCAGCGCCCACTGGATGCGCGTACATCGCACCGCTGTTTTGGAACAAGTGGTTCCGTTGGGGCGGTAGTCAGGCATCTGGCTGCTACCAGCTGGGCGGACAAATCAAGGATGAAAGCCACACCGGGCTGCAGATTTTTGCTGATGGCGAATGGCACCCGGTCATCGGATGGGCATTGGACGACTGCAGACCCGCAGTCAATTGTCTTCAGGAGGTAGGAGCATGAATATCAGCCCGAACGCTCAGTTAAAAATCCAGCTGGGGAAGGATGGGAACCCCAAGATTTATGCCTGCGGTACAGAGACGGAACAGAAAGCCCTTTGCGCCGCTCTGATTGCTGGGATTTGCATAGATCAAAGAAATCCGGCAGCATTGCTCAGCATAGTGACTACTGCCGCAGACCTCATGGACAGAATGGAGGAATCTCCCAATGAAGATTAAATCCCGCGTCTGGTACTGGCTGGCTGCTGCCAGCGGTGCCGTAAGTCTGCTGTACGGCATGGGCATCGAGGGCGGTGCACAGCTGGGCAGCTCCATCTCTGACAGCCAGTTCGTCACAGCCCTGTGCCTGGTTCTGGCAGCGGTAGCGTTCCTGCGGCTGGGCTTTGCGGCTGAAGCCGAGGAAAACCGCCGGCATTGTGGCAGGATCAGACGTACCCATGCCCGTAACCCGGAGTACCCGGAGAATCAGGAGCGTGGAGCATGAGTGAGATCGAAGAGCGAGCGCTGGAAGCTGCCCGGATTCTTCGGGACTTCTGCGGAGAATGGGATTGCACCATCTGCCCATTCATAGAGGACGTTTACTGTCGCCTGTCACAGCATTCCCCTGTTTGCTGGAAGATTCCAAACAAAGAGCCCGCCCGTGCTGGTAACACGGACGAGCCCAAAGGGTGATGGAATTCACAAGCCCCATCACCCTTGATGATATCACATCAGAAAGGAGTTTACAAATGAAAGGTATTTTAGCCGAACCGGGCAAAGATCCGGTGATCGCGTCCCTGCCCGACAGCCTGTGGGCCATTGAGAACCGGCTGGGTACGCCCTGCGAGATGATCGTGCTGCCCCGCACCCCGGCGGTGCTGTTCGTGGGCCGGTACGATGGTCCCATCCAGCCCGCCAGCCTGCTCAACCGCACCTACCGGGGCCGCCAGCTTTACGGGCCCATCCTCTGCTACGGCTGGAAGGGCAACAACATCCAGCCCATGAACAAGGATGTACAGACCGAGATGCTGGACCGCCTGAAGGGCACGGAGGTGAGGGTATGATCATCAGCCAGAACAGCAACGATGTTTACTACGCCTATACCCGTGGGCGCTTCTGGCGCTGGGACGAATCCGCACGGGTCTGGAAGGAAAGCCATCTGCTGGCCCAGAAGTTCGACAAAGCCAAGGCCGCTGAAAAGCGGCTGACCCCGGAAGCGTTTCTGACCAGCGACGAGTTCATCCCCATGGATGACTACGAGCTTCCGGATCAGATGCTGACGGCCCTCAGGGAGGCCAAGCCCTGCAAGAATGCTCCCATCGACCCGGTAGAGGAGGAGTCGGCCCCTGCCGCATCGGCGGGCGGTTCTTCTGCGCCGATTCCTTCGGCTCCCAGCTTTGACTTTGGCGCAGACGAGCAGACCAATGTCCTGCTTTTGCAGGATGCCCAGACCTTTATCACCGGCAACATGGCCCGGATCATGGCGGCCAAGCACGCCCACGACCTGTGTGCAAACAACAAAAATGGCACTTGGGGCAAGTGGTGTGATGTGGTTGGCATCAGCCGAGACACCGGTGACAACATGGTACATATTGCCGAACGGTTCGGCAATATCCAGATTGAAGGCAAGCCCATTTTTGATGTGCAGCCTCTGAAGCTGCTGTACGCCGTGGCAAAGCCCAGCGCCCCGGCAGAGTTGGTGGAGCAGGTAAAGACCGGCGACATCACGACCTACAAGGAGTATCAGGAAGCCATGGCCCAGATCAAAGCCGAGAAGGACCGTGCCGCTGCTGCCGAAGCCCGGGAGGAAGAGGCGTGGAACATGGTAAGCAAGGCGCAGGATGAAGCCCAGACTGCCAAAAACGACTTGGATGCCGCCCTTGCGGATGTGCAGGGCCTGACCGATCAGAACGCCAAGCTCCAGCAGAGCTACCACGATGCAGACGAGGGCCGCATTGCTGCCCGGCTCCAGTGCCAGAAGGCCGAAGGCGAGCGCGACAGAGCCGAAGAGAGAGCAAAAAATGCCGAAGACGCTTTGAAAAAACAGCCCATCACGGCGGTCATCGACGAGGAAGAGATTGACCGCCGGGCCGCAGAAAAAGCCTGGGGCCTTGCCGATGCCCGGAACGCCGAACTGGCCAAGGACAATGCCAACCTGAAGAAACAGGTTGCGGCACTCCGTTCCCGCATCAACGATGATGCCCAGGCAGATTTTGAGCAGGCCAACTACTGCGCCAGCCTGATGCGGGCGGCGTGGGATAACAGCAAGGCCAGCTATTCCCGGCTGGTGGGCGAAGATCTGGAAAGCACCTTTCAGACCATCTGCGGTACCCTGAACAGCATCATGGAGGAAGCCTCCCTGCTCTGCCGCCAGCCGCCTGATTATGACGGAGGTGACCGGGATGAATGAGATGTACTGTCTGGATCTTGACCGTTACGGCCCGCCCATGGAGCCGCCCGATGACTACTACTTTGCCCCCGACCGGGAGCCAGAAGAGGAGGAACTGACCAATGACGAATGAATTGACCGTCCGGGTAGAGCGCCCGGTGATCCCGGCTATGAACTGGAACAAGGATGAGGTGCAGAAGAACCTTGACGAACTTCTGGCCTCCTATACAGGCCGTGTGTACACGCCTGAATCCATCAAGGATGCCAAAGCCGACCGTGCTGCCGTCAACAAGTGGGACAAGCAGCTGGCTGCTGCTCTGACCGCCGCCAAGCGGCTTTACACTGACCCGCTGGAGGATTTTCAGAAGAGTATCCGAGAGATGCAGGCCCAGTGTAAGAAGATCTCCGGGGCCATTGATCAGCAGGTAAAAGCAGTAGAACAGGCCCAGCGGGAAGAAAAAGCATCCACCCTGCGGCTGGTCTACCGGGACTGCATCGGGGAGCTGGAACCTCTGATTTCTTTTGACCGTCTGCTTGTGCCCCAGTGGCTCAATAAAACCTTTGACCTCGCCCAGGCCGAAAAGGAACTGCGCAAGGCTGTGGAGACCCGACGGGAGGAACTCCGCCTCATCCGGGAGACCTGCGGTGAAGACGCTGAACCCTGCATTACCGAATACCTGCGGGCCTTGAGCGTCAACGATGCACTGCATGAGCACAGCCGCCGGGAGCACGCCCGTGCGGCTCAGGCTGAGGCAGAGGTCCAGCGACAGGCTGCAGAACGGGCCAGAGCCGCTGCACCGGTCATCATCCCGCCCACCGAGGAAGAGCGTCAGCTGAAAGAAGAGGCCGCACAGGAGGCCCGGAGCAACGCCTTTGTGACAGCTTCCGGGCGGCTGGACTGCGAGGTATTGCAGCAGTTCGCCCTGCCTGGCACAGGCCTTGCACCTGTCCGCAAACGCTACCGCTTCTGGGTAGATTTCACCCCGGAAGACATCGAATGGTTCAAAGCCGAAGCTAAAAAGCGCGGCTTCGCATATGGTTCTGTAAAATAATTGGAGGATTTTACTTATGGCTTTTTCTCGTCCCGGCGCACCTGCGCCCACCATGTCCGCAAATACCACTGGCACCACCACCGCCGCCCGGATGACTGCAATGCAGCAGCGTGCCGCCCAGAGCAGTGCTCTGCAGGCTGCCAGCCCGGCCAAGCCCGTGGAGATCACTTCTGCCGACGGCCAGCACATGACCGTCAGCTTCTCGGATGTCCGCAACTTCATCTGTCAGAAAGCCACCGATGCCGAATGCAAGATTTTCCTCGAGACCTGCAAGCAGTACCGGCTGAATCCCTTTACCAAGGAAGCCTACCTCATTCACTACGATAACAACAGCGAGGACACCCCCAGCACCATCGTTCTGGGCAAGAACTGCTATATGCAGATGGCCGAGCGCCATCCGGCCTTTGACGGCTTTGAGGCCGGCATCATCGTGCTGGACACTGAAGCCGGTCAGCTGGAACACCGGGAAGGCTCCATCGTCTACGAGGGCGAGGAACTTCTGGGCGGCTGGGCCAAGGTCTATCGGAAGGACCGCACCCGGCCCAGCTATGAGGAAGTGAAGCTGGGCGAGTACGACACTGGAAAATCCCTGTGGAAGGGGAAGAAGGCCACCATGATCCGCAAAGTCGCCCTGGTCCATGCCCTGCGGGAAGCGTTCCCCTCCACCTTCGGTACCCTCTACGATGAAAGCGAGGTCTCCGTGCGTGTGGATGCTGAGTCCACCGCTGTGGAGCTGGACGAGGCCGGACAGGTTCCGGCTCCACGCTGGACCCGCATCAAGGAAGCTGTTGAACAGGCCGATGCTCTGACCGTGGAGGACGCTGACAGCGCAGACGACCCCTTTGCTGGGGGTGATGAATCGTGATCCTGACCCACAAGACCGGCGTACTTCTCCATGGAACTCTCGCCAAAGACCCTGTGCTCAAGGACGTGGGCCAGAAGCAGGTCCTGAAGTTTGACGTGAAGGCGCACAGCGTCAAAACCGACACCGGCAGCTGGGAGAGCCTGTATGTTCAGGTCAACGTCTGGCACGGGCTGGACAAATGGGACGGACTCCTTCTGAAGGGCGATGCCGTCACTGTCTTTGCCCGGGAGCTCAAGAGCCGGGAGTACAACGGCAAGACCTATTACGACGTGGATGCCGACGACATCCAGCCCGGCGGGATGGTGATCTTCCGGTGGATGCAGAACCTCATTGACCTTTGTACAGAGGTTCCTGCACCATCTGAGCCTTCGCTCACCCAAGAGCCAACCCCCTTGACCAGCCTTTCCGGCGGGCAGATGTATCCCGGCGAAGACCTGGCCGACTATGCTCCCCGCGCCTCTCAGGCGGCAGCGCCTGCCGGGCCCGCCGTAGGCACCCCGGAAGCAGATGCCCTCATCGATGATGATGCGGATGACCTGCCGTTTTAACCACACCAGAAAGGAGTTCAGACCGTGGGCATTGACCCATCCCGTGGCTTTGTTGCCTTTCCCCGCGGTCTGACTGACTGGGAATGGTATTCAGAGCCCAACACTGCCCGCCTGTTTTTCCACCTGCTACTCACCGCCAACTGGCAGGAAAAGCAGTGGCAGGGCATTAGCATCAGGCCCGGACAGCTGGTTACAAGCCAATCTCAACTGGCAAAACAGCTTGATTTGAGTGTTCGGAACATCCGGACAAGCTTAGAGCATTTACAGGCGACAGGCTATCTGACAGTCAAAACAGGCTCAAAATACAGCATTGTCACGATAAAAAACTATGCTTCGCTTGTTGGCAGTGACAGGCAAAGTGACAGGCCAGCGACAGGCAACCGACAGGCTGCCGACAACAACTTAACAAGTCTAACAAACCAACAAGCTAACAAGTCGTCGTCTGCGGCTGCGCCGGAGCCGACCGGACGACCGACGACCTCACCCTTGGTATCAGAGTTTGAACAGGATATCGGCAAGCTGAGTGCCTCCGGGAAAAGAGAGCTGACAGGATACGCTGACCGGCTGGGCGAGGAACTGGCGCGGGTGATCCTGCGCAAGTGCATTGATGCCGGGGCACATAGCTGGGCCTATGTGCGGAAGGCTCTGATCGAGGCCGAAACCCAGGGCTGTAGGTCTGCCGAGGAGTACCGCATGACGAACCCCATTGGAGCAGGACGCAATAGGCGGGTGGACAGGCCGGAACCCAGCGGGAATGATTTTTTAAAAAACGCAGCCCGTCGCCGTCCGCTCACCAAGAAAAAGGAGGATTCCAATGTACCGGAACCATGAGCACTACCCCGACCCGACAGCTGGCCGGGCATTGGGCAGCCTCCGACGAAAGGAGAACCAATTGAACACCGGAAAACAGTTCGAGGCAGACTGGAAAAGCTCCATGCCGAAGGATGCTTGGTGCTATCGACTGAAAGACAGCGCGGCCACCTATTACGGCGGCAACGAGAACCTGAGCTTCTCCATTGATAACATCTGCGACTTCGACGTGTACCGCTACCCTATGCACCATTACTTCGAGCTCAAGACCATCGAAACGCCCAGCATCCCACTGGAAAAGATCCTGGGCCGATTCGACCGGGAGCAGCAGAAGTACCACAAGCTCAAACACATCACCGATATGGCCCACGCAGCATCTTTCAAGGGCCAGACCGCACATGTGGTCATCAATTACCGGGGCAAGGTCAACCGCACCTTTGCCGTTCCGGCCGGCGCTGTGCTGGAGTACATGCAGACCCAGACCCGCAAAAGCATCCCGTGGCAGTGGGCCGCCCTCAATGGCATTGAGGTGGAGCAGCACCTGCTGCGCGTTCACTGGCGGTATGACGTGGAAGGGCTACTAAGGGTACTGGAAGGAGGGAGTACAGAATGACCTATATCCAAAAATGTGAGTGGCTGAAGCTATATCAGGTATCACTTCGCCGCCAGAAAATTCTTGTCCGGCGTATCCGCGAAGCGAAAGACCAGGCCGAAAGCGTCACCCAGGCACTCAGCCCTATTGTCAGTTCTGGATGTTCTGGCGATAAGACTGGCCGCGCCATTGAAATGATGGATGCCTACCAACACCAGCTGTGCCATGAAATTCAGCGCAGTCAGGAGTTGTGTTACACCATCCGTAAGGTCATCGCAGAACTCGAAGACCCTCTTCTGGTAGACCTTTTGGAACTGTGCTACATTGATGGCCTGCATCGTGGACAGGCTGCTGACAGACTCCGCGTCAGTGACCGACATTTTCGTCGTCTACATCGGCAGGCTGTGGAGGCCCTGAACATTCCAATGAATGCCATTCCTCCGCAATTATGGCCGCGCATGTCCGCTTAACTGTGTTATAACGATACCATCGGCAAAGCCGAAAGGCAGACCGATGCCATAGCAGCTTCCAGAATGTGCCCGTCCGACATCACGTTCTGCGAGCTGCTTCTATTATGCCGCCTGAGCGCAATGTGGTGCGCGTTCACGAATGTAGTCGTGGAAGGTTCGATTCCAAGGGCGGTTCCAATTCGCCGCCGACCCCGTAGGCGGTACAGCCTGACGCATGGGGCTACATACTCCCCACCGGAAGCTCATGTGGTGGGTGGCGGGATCTCCTTGCCCGCCCTCTGACCTCCCCACATACGCCGGAGGCACCGGAATCCACAGGCGGGTTTCAGATATTTTCCCGCTGGATGTGCGTCAATTGCCCTGCATGGAAACATGCAGGGATTTTTTATGCTATTTTCTGCCGTCCTGAGGGGCGGCTTTTTTGTACCCTGACGACGAGAGAGGTGGTGAGGATGACCGACAAGCAGGCGCGGTTCTGTGAAGAATATATGATCGACCTGAACGCGACCCAGGCGGCCATCCGTGCCGGATACTCCCCAAAGACGGCCAACGAGCAGGCGGCACGGCTGTTAGCGAATGTTAGTATCCAGAACCGCATTGCCCAGCTTCAGGCCGAGCAGAGCCGCCGCACCGGCGTGTCCGCTGACCGGGTGGTGCGAGAGCTGGCCAAGGTAGCGTTCGTCAACGCGGGCGACCTCATCGATGCTAGGACGGCTTCCCTGAAAAGCGATGCCGCACCGGACGATCTGGCTGCTGTGCAGTCGGTCAAGGTCAAGACCTTCGGAGAGGACGGTCTGGAGCAGGAGGTCAAGCTGGCCGACAAGCTGAAAGCCCTGGATCTGTTGGGGCGGCACCTGGGAATGTTCAACGGCGTGTCCGGCGATGCCTCTGATCAGCTGGCCGAGGCCCGCAAGATCCTGGGAGGAGTAGACAGTGTTATCGACTAAGCAGAAAGAATATCTTACTTCCTGTTCACACCGGTGGAACCTGAAAGTTGGGGCTACCGGTTCCGGCAAGAGCTGGCTGGACTATGCCGTGGTCATTCCCCAGCGCCTTCTGGCTCTGCGGGGTGAGGGCGCAGCGGTAATGCTGGGCAACACACAGGGCACCATCAGCCGGAACGTTTTGGACCCCATGCGAGAGATCTGGGGCGAGGCCCTTGTGGGAACCATCAGCAGCGACAACACTGCCCGGCTGTTTGGCCGCCGGGTCCACATTCTGGGCGCGGACAGCAAAAAACACGTTGCCCGCATTCAGGGCATGACCATCGAGTACGGTTACGGCGATGAGATGACCACCTGGGATGAAGACGTGTTCCAGATGCTCAAGACCCGCCTGCGCTGTCCTCATTCCCACTTCGACGGCACAGCTAACCCGGACAGTCAGGAGCATTTTCTCAAAAAGTTCATCGATGACCCCGAGGTGGACATCTTCTGCCAGACCTCCACCATCGACGACAACCCCTTTCTCCCGCAGGAGTTCGTGGAGCACCTGAAGCACGAGCTGGCCGGGACTGTCTATTACGACCGCTTCATTTTGGGCAACTGGTGCAACGCGTCTGGTTTGATCTATCCCTTCTTTTCGCTCTGCCCGGATCCTTATCTCTTCCACGGCAGCGCGGCAGGTGTGGACGGACGGTTCTATGTGTCCATCGACTACGGCACCCACAACCCCTGTTCCATGGGCCTGTGGGTTATACATGAAGGAAAGGCCCTGCGTATCAGGGAGAGTTATTTCGACAGCCGCAAACAGCGGGTGCAGCGCACCGACGAGGAGCACTACGCCGAGCTGGAGCGGCTCACAAAGGGCTATTACATTCAGGCTGTGTGCGTAGACCCTTCCGCCGCATCTTTTATCGAGACCATCCGGCGGCACGGCAGGTATCAGGTCATCCCCGCAGACAACGATGTTCTGAACGGCATCCGCTGCGTGGCTTCCCTGATGCAGGCCGGACTTGTCCGGATCCATGAAAGCTGCACCGATTCCCGCCGGGAGTTCGGCCTGTACTCGTGGGACGACAAAGCCAAAGAGGACAGGGTCGTTAAAGAGAACGACCACGCCATGGATGATATCCGCTATTTCTGTTACACGATATTCGCCCCGCTCATCCGCTGGGCAGATTGGAGAGCCAAGTAATGTTTGACAAGCTGCTTTCGTGGCTGCGGGAGAAGGCCCGGCTTTGGTTCGGGGAGGACACTCCCATCAACGTCAGCGTGTCTGCCCCCATGGAGAGTGCCATCACCCTCTGGGCACAGATGTACGATACCGGCGGCCCATGGTGTCACGGCGGCAAAGACCCGCTGCACAGTCTGGGCTTGCCCCAGAGCATTGCCGCCGAGCTGGCTCGGCTGACCACGCTGGAAATGGAATGCCTTGTTTCCGGCAGTGCCCGGGCAGACAGCATCAACGAGCTGCTCAAGCCCTTTATTGCCGACCTGCGCATTCCCGTGGAGTACGGCTGTGCTCTGGGCGGAGTGCTGTTCCGTCCCTATCTCGACCCTGCTGGCCACATCCAGATCGATGTGGTGCAGGGGGATTGCTTCTGTCCCACTCGCTTTGACAGCTCCGGACGTATGACCGGGGCTATTTTTTACGATCATCTGGTGCGGGGCGGACGTATCTACACCCGGCTGGAAAGCCACGAGTTTTCCAGCGGAAAGTATACCGTCACCGTCAAGGCGTTCCGTTCCATGACAAGCGCTGATATCGGCGTTGAAGTTCCTCTGACCGACGTTGTCGAGTGGGCTGCACTGGCCCCGCATACGGAGTTCACTGGCGTAGACAGGCCGCTGTGGGGATACTTCAAGACCCCCAAGGGCAACGCCGCTGACCGGCACTCCCCGCTGGGTGTCAGCGTGTATGCCCCGGCAGTGGACATCATCCGGGATGCAGACGAACAGTATGGGGCTCTGCTCTGGGAGTACAACGGCGGCCAGCTGGCCCTCGATGTAGACCAGACTGCCCTGCACCCGGGTCCTGACGGTAGTTCCACGATGCCTCTGCGGGAACAGCGGCTCTACCGCAACTGGATCAATGGCAGCGTCTCCGGCGGTCGGAACCTTTACGAGGTGTTTGCCCCCACCCTGCGGGATGAGAGCTACCGCAAAGGGCTGGATTCCATGCTCAAGCGTATCGAATTTCAGTGCGGCCTTGCCTACGGTACCCTGTCTGACCCGCAGAACGTGGACAAGACCGCCGAGGAGATCCGCTCCAGCAAGCAGCGCAGCTATACCACCGTCAAAGACCTGCAACGGGCCCTCGGCACAGCCATCACTGATCTGGTCTATGCCGTGAACATTCTGCTGGATGCCGCATGGCGCAGCGGCGCGGTGGTTCCCCTGCCGGGCGAGTGCACTGTGACCTTCGACTTCGATGATTCCATTATCTCAGATCCCAAGGAGCGCAAACAGATGTTCTGGGGATACGTTACCGCCGGGAAGTTCCCGTTCTGGCGGTATCTGGTGGAGTTTGAGGGATACAGCGAGGACGAAGCCCGCAAGCTGGCGCAGGAAGCCGCTGACGAGAACCGGCAGCCTGAGCTGAGCTTCGGCGGGGGCGGCTGATGCTGGCCCCGGACTATCTCGACCACGCACCCGACCGGTTGGTGCTTTTATTTCAGCAGGTCGAGGATGATATCCTGCGGGATGTGGCCCGGCGCATCTCCAAAATGGACACCATGACCTCCACGGCCAACTGGCAGCTGTGGCGGTATGAACAGACCGAAGCCCTCCGGCAGGACGTGGTGAAGAAGCTGGCTCGGTACACCGGCAAGAGCGAAGCTGAGATCCGGCGGCTCATGCAGGAAGCGGCCACCCGGGCCATGGAGGCCGAGGACGAGATCTACTACCACTACGGCAAGGAACCCACGCCCTTTGCCGACAATGCCACCCTGCAGGCCCTGCTCAACGCTGGCTACCAGCAGACGGCGGGAACCTTCCACAATTTGACTGCCACCACGGCCAACACCGTCAGCGGCCAGTTTGAAGCCGCCCTCGACCGCGCCCATCTCAAGGTGAACAGCGGCGCGTTCGACTACAAGAGCGCCGTCAAGAGCGCGGTGGACAGTCTGGCCGACACCATGAAGTATGTCACCTACCCCACCGGCCACACCGACACGCTGGAAGTGGCCGCCCGCCGGGCGGTGCTGACTGGTGTGAACCAGACCGGTGCAAAGCTGCAGGTGGCCCGGGCCGACGAAATGGGGGTGGAGTTCTTCGAGACCACGGCCCACGGCGGGGCCCGCCCTTCCCACGCTGAGTGGCAGGGCAGGCAGTTCCACCGGGGCGGCGCTGTGGACTACATGGGCAAGCATTACCCGGACTTCGAGGCCGCCACCGGCTACGGCACCGGCGCAGGGCTTTGCGGCTGGAACTGCCGTCACACCTTCTTTGCCATCTTCCCTGAGCTGGGTGCACCGCCTGCATGGACGCAGGAGAGCCTGGAAGCCCTCAACGCCCGGGACATCGAGTACAACGGCGGCAGATACACCCGGTACGAGATCAGCCAGATGCAGCGGGCCCGGGAGCGCGCCGTGCGCAAGTACAAGCGCCGGTATCTGGCTGAGGATGCCGCCGGGGCCGACACCACCGCCAGCGCGGTGAAGCTCCGGCAGGCCCGTCAGGAGCTGGCCGAGTTTATCACCGCCACCGGCAGCAGGGCCGACAGCGCCCGCATCAGCGTTGCCGGGTTTGGCAGGAGCGAAGCCGGGAAGGCAACGTGGGCGGCGAAGAAGGCAGAGCCACGCGGCATTCTTCAAAAACTCAATTTTTCTGATAGTGTTTCACAGTCTGAGCGTGAAGGCATTGAAAAAGAGCTTTCCGTCATTCCTCAATGGCAGCGCGATAAGGCTGAAAGCATCATCAACAAGGTCGTAATGACAGAGAAAGATGCCGCTGGAAGCGGCTATTATTATCCAGACAAAACGCTTTATCTTCACCCTGAGCGCAAAAGCGGTGATGTTATTCACGAGTATGGCCACGCATTGGAGATTTCCCTCGACCTGCGGCACAACTCCAAATACATCAGCATCCGAAAATCCGGGATTGATGTTGAAGATTTTTCTAAAATCGTGTATGATGATAGTACCTATACACAAGCGATTTATCTTCTTCAGAACAGCAAATTCATTTCTGAGTATCAGGGACGGCTATATGAATCTCCCACGGATGGAATTTTTAAAGCCGGAACGATGCAGATCAATGAAGATATGCTGAAGGAATATTTCAGTGAAGGGTATCGCGCTTTTTATCAGGAGCCCTCTGCCCTGAAAGAGAAAGACCCGCAGCTCTATCATTTTATCGAGGGATTGAAAGATGACAAAAAGTGAAGTGCTTCTGCTTGATGAACCCTCTGCAATCTGGAACGAAATGCAAAAGAATCCGGCATTGCGAACAGATGGAGATGTCTGGCTGCACATGACCCGCCTGTCAGCCAAGCAAGACCGACAGTGGTCTCGGGAAGCGTATGGCGACCCGGAAGCGTATCTGTATATGGACTTAAACAAAAAGAAGTGAGGTGTCATCATGGAAGATTTTCGTGTCATCTACCGCATTTTGAAGCATTTGCAGCAAAGCATGGACTTTGAGGAGTTCGATTGCGCTGGTTTTACTGCCGAGCGTTTCGGTACGAATCCAAACCGGTTTCAGGCACTTTTGATTCAGCTGCAGAAATCAGGTTACATTGATGGCCTGAACATCGTTCGCTACATTCGACAGCCGGAGCGCATCGAGCCGCCCATGGAACCGCATATCACCTTGCAGGGGCTTGAATATCTTCAGGAAAACAGTCTGATGAAAAAGGCCGCCGCATTTGCAAAGGGTGTTAAGGAAATCGTCCCCGGCATCTGACAACCAAATACCGCAAGCGTCTTTGCTCGTTTGAGCAGGGGCGCTTTTTTCATACCGTTTTAGCTCAGATGGAAGAGCGCCGGTCTCCAAAACCGGATGCCGCAGGTTCGATTCCTGCATGCGGTGCCATCGCAGAGGGCAGTGCGTACCCTGCCCACAACCGAACACGGACGGAGAACCGTGTCACCAAACCGTGGTTTCACCAACAGAAAGGAGTTTTTCCACCATGAAGCGTGAAGACGTGAAGAACAAGATCCCCGGCATTACCGAGGAGCAGCTGAACTGGATCATGGCCGAGAACGGCAACGATGTCAACCGGGAAAAGACTGCCGCCGAGCAGTACAAGACCCAGCTGGAAAACACCCAGGCTCAGCTCAAGACCGCCCAGGACGGCCTTGCCGCCTTTGACGGCAAGAAGAAGCCCGAGGAATACGAGGCAGACATTGCCAAACTCAAGGGCGATATACAGGCACAGGCTGATGGCTTTGCCTTTGACAATGCCCTGAACACCGCCATTCTGGGAGCCAAGGGCCGCAGCGTCAAGGCGGTCCGGGCACTGCTGGATCTGGATGCCCTCAAGGGCTCCAAGGACCGTTCCACCGATATCTCCAAGGCTCTGGAAGAAGCCGCCAAGGCGAACCCCTGGGCCTTTGGCGAGGCGGCAGAAGGCGGCGCTGGTTCCGTTCACGTTTCCAGCGGCAAAGAGCACGGCACCCCGCCCGCCGGGGACGTTGATCCCGTGACCGCTGCCTTCAAGGCGATGAACCCCGATATCAACATCGAATGAGAGAAAGGATATTCTTATGGCACATGAAGCACAGGTCCGCTATTCCAATCTGGTCGACCTCAAGCTGCGCAAGACGCTGGTGAAGAAAGTCGGCGTGATCTGCAACAACCGCTACGAGGGCAGCCCCAAGGCAGGTTCCGTCAAGGTTCCCGTCCGTGACACCGAGGTGGTGGTGAACGACTACGACAAGGCCAAGGGTGCAAAGCAGACCAGCGGTGACACCACCTACCTCACCGTCAACATCGACCACGACAAAGCCGTGAATGAGATCATCGATGGTTTCGATGCAGAGAGCGTTCCCGGCAATCTGGTTGCTGACCGCCTGGACAGCGCCGGTTACTCTCTGGGCCTGCAGATGGATTCTGACGGCTCCGTGGAGCTGACCACTGCAGGCACTGCCTTCGGCAATACCACCGCCCTGACCGAAAAGACCATCTACGCCAACATCGTGGATGCACGCACTCAGCAGTCCTCCATCGGCGTGCCCACCGCAGGCCGCTGGCTGCTGGTCTCCCCGGACACCTACGGCCTGCTCCTGAAGAGCCCCGAGTTCATCAAGGCTTCCGACCTGGGCGACGCGGTCGTTCAGACCGGCGCTGTGGGCAAGATCGCAGGCTACACCGTGTTCGAGGATTCCACCCTGGGCGAGAATGTGGAGTATGTGGCCGGTCATCCCAACTGGTTCGCCGTCATCGATGAGTGGGCCGTTCCCGTCCACCTGCAGGATCTCTCCGGCTCTGGCGATTTCATCGGCGCATCTGCCGTGCAGGGCCGCAAAGTCTACGCCTACAAGGTCACCAAGGGCCAGACCATTCTTGTTAAGAAGAAGGTCGCAGCATAAGGAGGCCCCCATGCTTTACTGCACCTACGACCAGTATCAGACAGCGGGCGGCACGCTGGACGAGGCCGCATTCACGCCGCTGTGCTTCCGGGCCTCGAAGCTCATTGACCGGGCCACCTTTGGCCGGGCCGAAGCCCACACCAAAGGCTGCGCCGACTGTGCCGAAGCTCTGGCCATGGCCTGTGCGTCCATCGTGCAGAGCCTTGAACGGGCCGAAGCGGCACGCGCTGCCACCGGCTATGCGCCGGGCGTGACCAGTGTCAACAACGACGGCTTTGCCGTGACGTTCTCCGACGGAGCACTGGCCGAAAAGCAGGCCGCCGAAGCGCACAGCATTCTTTCCGGCTGCCTGGGGCACGACCCCCACGGCCTGCTGTATCGGGGGTGTTTCTGATGCAGTGCAGCGTAACTGTGGTGAACCTCATCCACGACACCGCCACCGAGATTGACCGGCCTGTCTGCCACGTCATCCCGGGGAGCAGCTGGCGGGAGAAGCTGGACACCTCCGGCGGCGACCCCCAGCGGACGGTGCACATCCGGCTACCCCCTGCCGCCGGGTATCTGCCCTATTTCCAGTGGGCAAAGCTCCCGCCCGGGGAAAAGGCCGCACACTGGACGCTCAAGCGGGGCGGCAAGCTCATCTGCGGCGCTGTCCGCATCCTGACCGAGGCCGAGTATGCCGCCCTCGAGAAAACACACATCTGCTGCACGGTGGCGGCGGTCTCCGATAACCGGGAACCGCTTCTGCCGCATTTTCATGTAGAGGGGAGCTGAGGAAATGAGTGCACCCGTTATTGACCTGAAGCTCAGGTTCCGGCCCGGCTTTCGGGCCGAAATGGACAAAGGCTTCCAGAAGGTCCAGTATGCGTTCTCACAGCAAGTTGCCAAAGCTGTGGATCCTTATGTACCCTTCGATACCGGCACGCTGAAGAACAGCGTCAACCAGGCATCCGACTTCAAAGGCGGCAAGCTGGTCTATAACACCCCGTATGCCCGGCGGCAGTATTACCTGCACACGCAGGGGCAGGGTCTGCATGGGGAGAACCACCTGCGCGGCTCCTACTGGGGCCAGCGGGCCATTGCTGACCACAAAGACGAACTGGTCCAGTTCGCCAAAAACGCCGCACAAAAAGAGCTTGGAGGTGGAACGTAATGCACAAAGCGTCCATTACGGCCCTGCGGGACTGGCTCAAGACCTGCCCTCTCATCGCTGAGGAGCAGGATGCCACCGGTGCGGCCTTCCGCATTGCCGGGCTGGAAGAGGAAGCCACTGCTTTTTCCATTGAGGACAGCCCCACCGACCCCATTGTGGAGAGTTACATCTCCGGGCGGGATCTGGCGAAGAACTACCTCTTCCTGTCCCGAAGGGAGTTCGGGGAGACCGATGTGCTCACCATTGAGAACAGCGGCTTCTTTGAACAGCTGGCTGACTGGGTAATGGAACAAAATGACTGCGGCATCCTGCCTGACCTGAGCAAATGCGGGCACGGCAAGGAGGCTCAGAGCATTGAAGTCACCTCCACCGGCTACATCGTCACCGACGGCTCCGGAAGCTGCAAAATGCAGATGCAGCTCCGGCTCGTCTACTATCAACCCAAACTTTGAAAGGAGACCATCCTATGACTGTTTCCGAAACCCTGGCCGCGCTCAAGACCAAGAAGGGCATCGTGCCCAGCGCGGACTACACCGGCACCGAAAAGGCCGATGACTTCATCTTTGCCATCCAGACTGATGCCGCCACCCAGACCAAGGAGAGCGACTGGGTCGTGTTTGCAGAGCGTGTCAAGGAGCACTCCGGTGCCCTGAATGCTTCCACCGAGGACGTGGCCTATATCCGCGCAGGTACTGTCACCGAGAAGGGTGAGACCCAGCGCACCTTCTCCCTGAACGGAAACCGCTGCGTGGGCGACCCTGCGCAGGATTTCCTGCTCTCCCACAAGATCAAGTTCGGCTCCGGCACTGAGGTGGTTTTCCCTTATATCTACTTCAGCGCAAAGACCGGCAAGGGCGAGAAGGGCACAGCTGCCTTTATTGTCACTGCCGATGCAAGCGGCTCCGCCAGCAACTCCGCAGGTTTTGCCTGCGATGTGAAGGGTGTTGGCGTTCCGGCTGAGTTCGACTACCTGACCGTAGCCGCAGCAGGCTAACCCGATTTTCAATGATTCATACAGCCCTCGTTCCCGGTGAACGGGGGCCCTTTTGTAACAGGAGGATTTTCCATGATCATCAACGGCATTGACTTTGATTTTTCCACCCTGAACGCCAACGACGTGGATCGGATGCTGGCTGCACAGACCCGGCAGCAGGAACGTGCTCGGACGGAGGGCAGCCGCTACACCCCTGAGAGTGATTACCCTGCCTGGCTGCGCTTCCAGTGCCGCATCTTTATGGACTATCTGGACGAAGTTCTGGGCGAGGGTGCTTCTGAGAAGCTGGGGCTGGACGGCAGCAACTTCAGTACCTGCCTGACGGTCAGCAAGGCCTTTGCCGAGGCTATGGCCGCAGAAAAGGCCAGTGTCAGCGCGCTGATCCACCCCACCGAGGAGCGGGCGCAGGTTTCGGCAGCACAGGCCATCCCTGCCCCCATGAACCGTGAGCAGCGCCGGGCCGCAGTCAAGGCACATCCCGCCGTGGTGGATTTCCGGGCACAGGAAGCGGCAAAGGCCGCCCGCCGTGCCCAGCTGAAGGCAGAGCTTGAGGCACTGGACAATGCATGACCTACTGACGGACACCCTGCCCACCGAGTGGGAGGGCCGCGCCATCGACCCTGACTTCCGGCCCATGATCTGGCTGCTGATCCGCACCCGCCGCGCCAAGACTGACGAGGACAGCGCCCGGATGATTTGTGAAGCCGTTCAGCGGTTCTTTGTAGAGCCGGTGCCCGGAGTGCAGTACCAGGAAGCCTTTGAATCTCTGGTGCGCTTCTGCCAGGGCGGCGGCCCCGAGGACGAGGAGCGCACCGGGACTGGCAGCAGCAGCGACCCGCAGGATGAACCTGTGCTGGACTACCGGTGCGATGCCGACTACATCGTGGGGGCCTTTCAGCAGGCCTACGGCATCGACCTGACCGCTGACAAGGTGCACTGGTGGCGCTTCAAAGCGCTGCTGCACGCCTTGCCGCCGGAAACTCCGCTGGGCAAGATCGTGGAGATCCGGGGCAAGGATACCTCCGATATGGACAGAGCCGACCGGGACTACTACGAGACCCTGAAAGAGCGTTTTGCCCTGCCGGATGGGCTGAAGGGGGTGAAGCGGCGCGAAACCCTGCAAGAGCACGAGGACGCTTTCCTCGACCGCTTCGGTTGATTCCCGCGCCCCGGTGCCCTGCCCCTTCTGCGGCAGGGCGCTGGCCGTGTGGGCCGCACCCGACTCCCACGCCCACGGATTGTGGGTCAAATGCAAAAATCCCGCCTGTAAGCGGGAGGTAGAAATCAAGTTATAGCAGCCTGTGCCCCTGTGCCCGCGCTCCGATTGAGAGGTGGACACAGTGGCATTTGATTTTAGCGTTACCGGCAACACCAAGTTGGACACCAGCGGCTTCACGCAGGGTGTCAGCAGCATGACCGTCGCCGCCGGAACGCTGATCGCAGACCTGGTAAAGACGGCCAGCAGCCAGCTGACGAATCTTGCCCAGAGCGCGATCCGGAACGGCTCCGTCTACGAGACATCGCTTGCCAAAGTCGGGACCATCGCCGATCTTGGCAAGCTTTCGATCCAGAAGCTGGGCAGTCAGATCACGGACATGTCCAACACCATGGGCATTGCGGCCACGGATATTGCCGAGGCTACCTACCAGGCCATCAGCGCCGGGCAGGACACGGCCAACGCTGTGGAATTTGCAGGCCAGGCAGCGAAACTGGCAACCGCCGGTTTTACCTCCACAACCTCCGCCGTGGATATCCTGACCACTGCCCTGAACGCCTACGGCTTGAGCGCCGACCAGGCGACCCATGTTTCGGATGTGCTGCTGACCACCCAGAACCTGGGCAAAACCAGCGTGGACGAACTTTCGTCCAGCATGGGCCGTGTCATCCCGCTGGCTGCTGCTTACAACGTCAGCGTAGAAAACCTGTCCAGTGGTCTGGCCGTGATGACCGCCAACGGTATCGCCACTGCCGAGGCAACAACTTACACAAAATCCATGCTGAACGAGCTGGGCGACACCGGTTCGACCGTAGGCAAGATTTTACAGCAGCAGACCGGCAAGAGCTTTGCCCAGCTGAGTGCTGACGGCAAGAGCCTGGGCGATGTGCTGCAGATCCTCTACGACAGCGTGGGTGGTGACAGCACCGCCTTTGCCGGGCTATGGTCCAGCGTGGAGGCCGGAACCGGCGCTCTTTCGCTGGCATCGGGCGGCGCGGACAAATTCAACGGCGTGCTGGCCCAGATGGTGGACAGCGCCGGAGCAACCGACACCGCCTACCAGACCATGACGGACACCTTCCAGCACAGCATGGAAAGCCTCCAGACAACGGCAGAGAACCTGAGTATTGACCTGTTCGAGGCCATGGAGCCGGGCCTGATGGAAGCCGCCAACTGGGGCACCGACTGCCTGAATACCCTGACACAGGCACTGGCTGACGGCGGCCCGCCCGCCATGCTGGACGCAGCCAGTGGCATTCTGGAAAATCTGACCGCAGGTGTTGTTCAGAAGATTCCCGGGCTGGCATCGGCAGCAACGCAGGTCATCACCAAGCTGGTGCAATATCTTGCTGACCATCAGGACGAGATCTTCGATGCCGGCATCCAGCTGCTGGAACAGCTCATCATCGGCATCACCGACAACCTGCCCCAGCTGATCACAGCAGCGGCGGAATTGACCGCAAAGTTCTCTGCCGCGCTGATCTCCCATCTGCCAGATCTGCTGAACTGTGGCGCGGCCCTGCTGACCACTCTGGTAGACGGCATTCTCCGCAGCATCGAGAACCTGGGCGAAGCCGCCCTCGCCTGCATCGCAAAGTTGACCGGCGTGTGGGACGGCAGTATGGATGAGTGGGGCCACATCGGCGAGAACATCGTCACCGGCCTGCTGAACGGCATCACCGGGATGTGGGACACGCTGGTGTCCACAGTCAAGGGCAAAGTCAACGGCATGGTGAGCACCGTCAAGAACGTGCTGGGCATCCACTCGCCCTCGAAGGTGTTCACCGAGATCGGCGAAAACGTCACGCAGGGCCTTGTCAACGGCATCAACACCGGTGCACCGGCGGCAGAGCAGGCCATCCAGAACATTGCCCAGACCCTCTCCACCTACGGGCCGGATTTTGCTACCGTAGGAGCTACCATCACAGAGCAGTTCCGCACCAAGCTCACCGAGGGCTGGGCGCAGATTCAGTCTGACATCCAGACGGATGCGCTGGGGGCCATCGAGACGCTGGCAACGGCGCTGAAGAACGGTGACCTCGAACAGCTGGGCCTGTGGGCGGCCAGTTACTTCTGGCAGGCCTGCACCAAGGAGCAGCAAGCGCAGATCCAGAGCGTGGCCATGGGGGCGCTGAACCAGCTCGGTTCCGCCCTCTCCGGCGTGTTTGGGAACCTCGCCAATCTGGCCATGGGTCTGGTGGCGCAGTTCGTGCCCGCCGCAGCCAGCGCCACAGCCGGGCAGACTGCCCTGAACGTGGCCATGGATGCAAACCCCATCCTCTTCGTCATCTCCCTCATCGGGATGCTGGTGGGTGCCCTGCTGAACTTCTCCGGCAAAAACAAGGACGTGGCCAACGCTTTCCAGAATGTCTGGGCGGGCGTTGAGGACTTTATGAGCTACATCTTCGAGGGCCTGATGCGCATCGTGGCGGCGGGCATCGAGGGCTTTGTCATCCTCATCAACGGCCTCATTGGCATGTATAACTCCGTGGCGTGGCACTGGGGCGGCCATATGGATTACATCAGCAATCCAGCCTGGAACTTTGCCAACCAAATTGCCGCCGACCGCAAAGCCCGGCAGGCCGAGCGAAAAAAGCAGCAGGAGGCCATCAACAACCCCAGCAGCTCCGGCAGCTCCGGCACTTCCACCAACTCCCAGAAGGTCATCGAGAGCATGACCGACACCAGCAAGACCACCAATGCCGACGGCAGCACCGTGACCACCAAGGTGCTCACCGAGAAGCTGCAGGATGAGACCGGCAAGATCACCCAGCGGGTGACCAAGACTGTCACCGAGGCGGGTACCAAGCTGGTGGACGGCGTGGAGCGCTCCTACAAGACCGTGACCACCTATGTGGATGGCATCCAGACAAAGATTGAGCGCAGCCTGAATGACATCACCAAGACCAGCAGCTCCACCACACCGACGGCCCCCACCACACCGACGGCCCCCACCCCGGACAAAGACCTGACCGACGCTGTGGAGGCCAACACCGAGGCCCTGCTGGCCGCAAACAGCAAGCTGGCCGAGATGGTGCGGCAAGCCGATTCTCTGGTGCTATCGGACAACATGGCCATCAGCCGGTCTGTAGCCGCTTCCGGCACGGCACAGGTGGCCGCAGCCGCCAACAGCTACCACCGGGAGGGCGACACCACGGTCAACCAGTATATCTACTCCAAGGCCCAGACGGCGGCAGACCTCCAGCGGGAAGCACGCTGGGAAGCCGACCGGGCCAAGGCCCAGAAACGATGAAAGGAGGGCTCCACAATGCCATTCAGAAAAGACCATTTGCAGCTGGTCACGGATGCCGGGGCCACTCTCGACATCGGGTGGGCTTACGGCACGCCCTACTCCCTCGACCCCATCAATGGCGTAGACGTGGACGTGCAGACCGCACAGGGCGTGAACCAGGTGGGCGTGAGCGTGGAGCGCCAGAGCGTGGCCGGGGTGAGCCGTGAGCTCATCATCCACTGCCACAGCTCCCACGGCGATGCGGATGCGGAATTACTGCTGGAAAAGCTGCCCTATTTCACCAGCGGCACAATGTATCTTGTGGATAAATTCTTCTGCCGTTTTGTGCTTTCCAAGACCCCCTACACGAAGAGCATCCACCCCTACCCGGTGCTGGATTTCATGCTCTTCTGCCCCAAGCCCTTCTGGTACGACTTGACTGCCCAGAGCTTCTGCATCAACGGCTTTGTGCCATCGTTCAGGCTGCCGGTGAATTACTCCAAGCCCCACCGTTTCGGCGTGCGCACCTCCGTCGGCTGGCTGAACGCGGTCAACCCCGGGGCACTGGCAGTGCCCTTCACGGCCACCCTCAAGAGCGACGGCGCTGTGGTCAACCCCACCGTGCTGAACATCGTCACCGGCCAGAGCATCCGCATCCTGACCACCCTGACCCCCGGGCAGGTCATCGAGATCTACCGCACCACCACCGACAAGCTGGCAGTCAAGCGGACGGAGGACGGCACGGAGGAGAACATTTTCGCCCTGCTGGATGAGGACAGCGACCTGCTGGAGCTGGCCCCCGGGGACAATCTGCTCAAAGCCACCGCCGACAGCGGCGAGACCAGCCTGCAGGTGACAGTGCGCTTCTATCCCATGGTTTCGGGCATTCTGCCGGAGGTGATCTCGTGACACTGGACGTTTTGGATGAACTGACCCTCGCCCGGCTGGGCCGGGTGGAGGTGTGGGTGAGCCTTTACTGGGACGAGCCCTACAACACCGAGGGCGAGTTCACGCTGGAAGTCAGACCCACCGAGGAGAACCTCGCTCTTCTCCGGGAGGGCCGCTGGCTGCGCCGCAGTGACAGCGATGTGCCCATGCGCATCTGCCACCGGAGCAACGAGAATCAGGACAGCAATCTGGTGGTCACCGGTTTCCCGGGAACGTGGATCTTCACCAAGCGGGCCGGTACCAGCATTGTGAAGAACGAGAACGCGGAAGCCGCCATGCGCAGACTGGTCAATGCAATGCAGCCGTGGCCCAAGTTGGAGCTGGGTGCTGCTGTGGGCTTCGACACCACCTACACTGCACAGACCTCCGGCGGCAGCATCATGGACTACCTGATGACCATCGGCGCGGCCTGCGACCTGGGCTTCCGGGTGCGGCTGGCAGGCAAGAACGCAGATAAAAAGCTGCTGTTCGAGGTCTACCGGCCCACCGCCGACCTCAACAACAGGTTCAGCACAAAGTGGGGCAACCTGCAGCAGGCCGCGTGGGCCTTCGGGGATTCCGACTACGCCAACGTTGCCATCGTGCAGGGCGCTGGCGAGGGCGAGAGCCGGGCCACCGTGACCGTGGGCCTGACGGATGCCACCGGAGCCGACCGGCGGGAGCTGTATGTAGATGCCCGGGATGTGCAGCCGGACGAGGAAAAGGGCGAGACCAGCAGGAGCGAAGCCTACCTCGAGCGGCTCATGGCCCGGGGCACCACAAAGCTGCTGGAACAGCTGCGCACCGGCTCCATTGAGCTGACCATCGATGCCGAGGGCCTTTCCCCCGGTGACGTGGCCTTCTGCACCATCCCGGAGCTGGGCTACAAGGCCACCGTCCGGGTGGCCGATGTCATCACCCAAAGCCAGAGCGACAGCACCACCCGCACCGTGCGGCTGGGTACGCCGGTCTGGCGCAAGCTAAGGAGATGATCTTTTGAGCAAAATCGTTTTATATCCCGCCAACGACTGCGACTTCGATGCCGCAGACGTGGCGGCCTACCTTGCAGGCCTCACCTCGGGTGTGTTTAGCGGAGCTGAGGACTTCCCGGTGACAGCCGCAGGCGGGCTGAAGGTCACCGTGGGGGCGGGCCGTGGCTGGGTGCACCCCAGCCGATTCACCGGCTACTCCATCACCAAGCGGGAGGCCGACACCCTGGCCCTGCCGCTGGCTGACCCGTCTCTCCCCCGCATCGATCGAATCGTCATGCGCTATGATGCCGGTGCCAGAGCCGCCAGCCTGCAGGTGCTGCAGGGCACGGCATCCAGCACACCCACGGCCCCGGCCATCTCCCGCACCGAGCTGATCTACGACCTCTGCCTTGCCGAGATCACCCGCCCGGCAGGCTCCACCGCCGTCACCACCGGCCAGATCACCGACACCCGGCTGGACGAGGCGCTCTGCGGCCTCGTGCGGGACGGTGTGACCGGCATCCCCACCGACGAGCTGCTGGCCGCTGCCAAGGAACGCATCGGTGAGCTGGAGGAGAAAGCTACCAGCAGTGCCGCTGCCGCCAAGGACAGCGCGGATGCAGCCAAGAGCAGCGAGACCAAGTCCGCCGCCAGCGAGAAGAACGCTAAGACCAGTGAGATCGCTGCCAAGCGAATCCTGACGGATACGCAGAACGCGGTGAAAACGGTCACCGCCGATATGAATGCCGCTGCGGGGAGCGCTTCCACCGCCTCCGCCAAGGCCGGGGAGGCATCTGCCAGCGCGGGGGCGGCGAAGAACGATGCCGACCGGGCAGAGAAAGCCAGCACCAATGCGGCCAATGCGGCCACCAAGGCCGTGAAGCAGGCCAAAGAAGCCGGAACCTTTGATGGCCAGTCGGCCTATGCGCTGGCTGTTCAGCTGGGATAC